ATGGACGCACAAAAAACGGCTAATCCGCTGAGACAAGTACTTAAGATTAGTAAGAGAAGGAGAATAAAAATGAATCCATTAATTCAAAGTTTGACAGAAGGTCAACTTCGTTCTGATATCCCTGAGTTCCGTGCTGGTGATACTGTACGTGTTCACGCTAAAGTTGTCGAAGGTACTCGCGAACGTATTCAGATCTTTGAAGGTGTTGTTATCTCACGTAAAGGTCAAGGAATCTCAGAAATGTACACAGTACGTAAAATTTCTGGTGGTATCGGTGTAGAGCGTACATTCCCAATTCACACTCCTCGTGTTGATAAAATCGAAGTTGTTCGTTATGGTAAAGTACGTCGTGCTAAACTTTACTACTTACGCGCATTGCAAGGTAAAGCTGCACGTATTAAAGAAATCCGTCGTTAATTTTGATGATCAGATTTTAAAAATGCTTGGTTGTTTGAGGATAGTAACTATGTTTTAAAACTGGACAACCAAGACGTAAAAAATCTGCCTGTGGGCAGTTTTTTTACTAGGTCCCCTTAGTTCAATGGATATAACAACTCCCTCCTAAGGAGTAATTGCTGGTTCGATTCCGGCAGGGGACATGTAAATAACGTCAAAAGCCTTTGTATTAAAGGCTTTTTGTTTTATTCCGGTTTTAAAAAGGGCACAAAAGGGGCAGTTTGTTTATTTATAATTTCTTTCATATTTACAGTTGTGTGACTGTAAATAGATAATGTTGTTTTTGGATCGCTGTGACCAACTCTATCCATTATCGCATTTAGCGGTATCCCTTTTTCTGCTAAAAATGATATATGCGAGTGTCTAAATAAGTGCGTGTGATAATCTCCGTAAATTTTCAATCGCTTATTGATGTATGCGTTTAAAATCGGTACACCGTTCGAATTTGGAAAGACGAATGAACTTGTCTTTTTCTGTCTATTGACGATATCTAAAATATTATCTGATACAGATATTTTGCGTGTTGATTTTTTGGTCTTGGTCGTAGTGATTTCTCGTGTGTTAAAATCGTAAGTTGCATTAATCAGAATTTCTTTATTTTCAAAATCTATTTTGTCGTAAGTCAGACAAGCTAATTCTCCATACCGTACACCCGTCAAAAACATGAATAAAACGATGTCTGCGAGCGTTTGTTCGTCATTGTCTATCATTCTATTGCACAGGTCGTAAACCTCGTTAGATGTTAAATAAAGCACCTTTTCAGGCTTGTAATCATCCTTTGGTTTGGGAACTAAGACGTTCTCCGTCGGATTACTTGTCATATAGTCCATTTGTATCGCATAAGAAAATATGGCATGCAATCTCTTTCTACATTTATGCGTAACATGATACGAATTGTGTTTTAATAGTTTATCAATGATTAGTCTAATATCACGTTTAGTCAACTTGTTGATAATTGTATCATCTGGTAACACGGTTGCTATATGACTGTCAGATACTAAATAACCACGTTTTGTGGAGTCTTTGACGGTCGGTATCCATTGCTTTAGATATTCCTTTTTTAGTTCTCCGTAAGTCATTTCTGAGTGATTTCTGATAGCGAGCCTATCTTCAATCTTTTCCTGCAATATTAAACCAGCTTTTTTCTGAGCTTGACTAGAATTTTTATCTAGTGTCACAGATACTTTTTTGTACTTATTTGTTAGAGGGTCAGTATATCTTTCGATATATTTAAATTTCCCGTTGGCTAGCTCCTCTATCCACATTGTTTTATACCTCATTTTCTGTTAAAATAGGTATGGTAAAAGCCCCTCCCAAAAAGCAGGTTTTTACTATACTAGAATTTGCCTCACGCTCTCCTTGACCAAAATTTGAGCGTGGGGCTTTTTTTATTTTGTCTTAAACGTTCTTCCACAATTTGTGCAATGCCAGTTGTTTTTACCCTTTTTCCCAACCAAACCTAGCAATAAGAACGGCCAAGCAATTAAAAATCCGATACAACCGACACAACCATTAAAACCTTTACGGTCTTGGTTCATAAATTGTACTTTTGTACTTTGGCAGTAAGGACAACGCTGTGCAAAAAATCCCATTTTTAATTCTCCTGATTTTGATTTCAGCTTTTAACGTGGTTCAGATATTACACATAGTTATTAATTTTCCTATTTACGTTTCGACTGGGGTAAAATGGCACGTTATACAAAATGACGTTTAAATAATTTATGGCTTTCAATGTTCTGATCAACATCTTTCTCATCCCAAATTTGCAACTCCCAAGGATAGTAGTGGTTGCTCTTATTCTTGAAATAAACGTGTATTCCTGTGTAATTATCTTTATCTCGTAAATACCAGTTTTTTAAGTCAAACTTATCTTTCCATTCATCAAGTTGTTCCATCACTTGTGAAATATCCTCAGAAGATAAAATGATACGAGCGCCAAAAATGTCATTGAGAATAGAATTCACAGGATAACCATCTTGTCTTTTGGAAAAACGTTCAATTTTGTCTAAGATACTTTCCGATGTTTTTACGCGATAGACATAAGGAATATCCTTAACATCAGCTTTCATCAAGTAATCATTGATAGATTCGTGTAGATTTAAACGATAGTCTAGGATAGCCTTGACAGGTACTTTTGAAAAGGTATGTTTTAGATTAATCTTTTCAACTTTCCCAGTTTCAAAATAATCTTGTGAATAAACAAGGTGTATTCTATTAATTTCCGAGATTAAGCGTTCAACTTTTTCCAGCATATTAATTCTCCCTGTAACTCCCAACAACTTCTCCGATAATACGGAAATCACTATCTCTATCTATCGGTATATCCTCATATTTGTTGTTTAAACTGTGCAGAAATGCTCCCTCGGCGTGTATAAGTAGCTGTTTGATATAAGCGTCACCGTAATATTCAAAAACGCCTATATCGCCATCTACGAGCTCTACGGATAGCTTAACAAACACATAGTCGCCAGAGTGATATTCCGGTTCCATAGAATCACCATAAACCGGTATGACAAAATCAGCGTCATAATCAACTGGCAATTCAATTGTTTCTACTTGTACATCATTTAGATACTGCCCTGTACCAGCTGAAGCTGCGTGGTCGTAGTAGTTGTAGGAGAATAATTCTACTACTGTATTCTTACTATCTTCTACTATGTTTTGTTGTTCTAATTGTGTTTCGGCATAATCAAGCACGTTTAGTTGTCGCTTGTGTTCTAATTGAGAAGAAGTAGAGTTTATTTTTTGTAGGGTAGATGGGATAAGTTCTGGTGATGCGGTTTCTTGGATTTTATATATTTCGTCACCTAAAAGCTTCGATTTTGGTATTCCGAAAATAGAAGCCATTTGTTCTATATTATCCATTAGAGGTTTGTTTCTACCCACCTCCCAAGCTGAAATGGCTGTTGGAGCTATTTTTAACTTTCTAGCTAGCTCTTTTTGGGTTAGCTTATTTTGTTTTCTGAAATATTTTATATTATCCGATAAGTTAGCCATCTTTTGCTCCTTTACTATTATATGTCTAACAATATTGTACACTTCAAGTGGAATAAATGCAATATTTTTTTAGCAAAATGCAAAAAAACACTTGCAAGTACACTTCAAGTGTAGTATAATATAATCAAGCTTAAGTAATTAAGCAAAACGAAAGGAGGTACAGCTGATGAAATCTAGGCTAAACAAAAAGCCTAAACACAAAGAAGTCGAGTTGGAAATTCACATTCTTTGGTTTAAGCTCAAAATCAAATATCTGATTACTAGGTAATCGGATAGGGGGGTGAAATTCCCCCACCCCTAACGGGGTAAGTTTAGTTTAGCACATCGGCTGTATCTCTGCAAGAATGAAAGGAGAGATTATGCCAGAGGATTTAATCAAACAACTAGAAGCTGGTTCAAAATTTCTAGCGAAGACATGTTTACATAGCAAGATTATTATCACGGTGGATGGTATTCAGCTGGTGGAAACAAAAGAGTTCCACCCAAGAAATGAACTTCTATGAGGAAAGGAATTGTATGGAGGAATTAGAAAACATTATAAAAAAACTCCAAGAAGCAAATAGCGACCCAGAGTTTAATAAAGCCATCTTACTTGAGTGTTCTGCTGAATTAACAAGTTTGTTTAATCGCTTGTCATATCAACGACATTAGAGTCAGTAGAGATACCTTTTTTAATAGATTTTATTGTTCGAATGGCAGAATCTTTAAAATAGTAAGTCTCACTAGTTGCCACAACTTCATGATTATCAGCTTTTATTACAAAATAAAACTGGTTATTAGAAGATTTTCTAATCACAAAATACATAGCTTATCCTCCTTTCTGCTAGGATAAGTTGATTATAACATTTTTAGGAGGTACAAAATGAATTGGAAAAAACTAATGCTAGGCGACTTAGAACACACGTTTACTAGTCGTGATGGCAAGGAAAAAACAAGTATTGAATTTGAAGGCGGCGTATTGCCAGCGCTATTGGTGCTAGGTGGTATCACTTGGCTGATCGCTTGGCTTATTACAAAATAAAAACTCCCATGAGGGAGTGGAAAGGAGGGAAGGCATGGAAAAAATTAAATACGGTGTACTAGGTTCTTCCAAGATATTTCACACAAGAAAATCTGCTCTCACTCATGCAAATCTTTTAGGATATCCTCGTAGTGCGGTTTTTTTGATAATTCCACAGGGAATGACGCAGAAAATGATTGATAAGGTGAATTAACATATCCTGCTTTATTAGCTTTAAATAGTTTTTTCTTTTTAGCTACTTTAAAAGCAACAAAGAGTCTATCTGTGATTTCAGACGTTTGTATGATTAAATCCATCCTTGTCATACTGTGGGCTTTTAATACTCCACAATCTGCCTCTGGAACCTCGATAAGGATTGTATTGCCATCAGGCTGTACTGCGGCTATAGCCTCTCTACCTGTTAAATCGTTAATTATATTATTTTGCTTTTGGTAATAATGCTGATATTTTCTGTTTTTATCAAAAACAATCAAGTCGAAGTAGCTTACATCAACATTAGAAGGATTGATGATTTTAATGTTAGCTCTTAATGTACCATTTGGATTATATATGCTTTCACCGTTGTCTAAAATAACGCTCAAAATCCAATCTGAAACAGGAGCAGCAATTAACTCGACTTGTAAGTTATTTCTTCGGTAGTTTGAATAAGATAGAAACAGAGCTATTAAAGCTATCCAATTTTTTATTAGATATTCACTTGTAAACTTAAAAACACACAATAAAAAATTAAAAAAATTCATTTCAACCTCACAATTTCTATTTCAATTATACCACAGAAAGGAGGTGGGGGAATGGACAAAGACAGAGAAGAGTTTTTGATTAGATTAATTGATTTGCACGAGCATATCACCAGTAAGTGTTTAGAGCTCAATAGAGAGCTAATCAATTATCTAAAGGAACAAAAAGAACCTATTGAATTAACAATAGATTCCAAAACGCTAGCCGAATGGTGTGATTCGACAGTTGGTTACATAAACCAAACAAGAAAAAAAGCTACTGATTCACAAATGGAATTAGAAAAATTAGCTAATAGGCTTAGAGGGCTCATCTAAAATCTTATTGATTTTTTCAGCAGCTTTTAAGTTAGAAATTGTCTCAATTTCGCCATCTTTCAGCATTAACAATTGATTAACAATTTCACAGACTTTTGTTGTGGCGACATCTGGCTCGTTGTTAGAAATTTCAAAACGAATTGCTGCAAATGCTTTTTGTTTGATGTCGTCGAAGTCTGTCACATAATTACTCATATAATCACCTCCTTTCTGCTCACATTATAACAGATTAGAGGTACTAAAAACAGATAGAAAGGGGGTGGGGGAATGACGAAAATGACACTAGAGATGGCAAGAGCCAAAGTGTCAATGACGCAAGAAGAAATAGCTAGAAAAATCGGTGTAGACAGGAATACATATGCTAGCTACGAGAATTATAAAACTCCAATGCGTATCGATAAAGCTATTAATTTTTGTAAAGTTGTTAACGTATCAATTGACGATATTATTTTTTTAAAACAAAACTACACTTCAAGTGTATAACACTAGAAAGGACAATATGAATGAAGTAACATTATCAAATAACTTGCAACAGATTGAACTAGATTTAAGACAAGAAAACGAACAGATTGGAAAGTCTATTTGGAAAATAGGTTGCATGCTAAAACATGTTAAAGAAAATGATTTGACACATGGTCAATTTATGGATTGGTACAAAAATCTTGGGTACAACAAGAATTTCGTTAGCAAGGCAATAACGATAGCTGACAAACTTTCAAATTTCCCGACGTTGGGAAATATCGGAACAGAAGCTCTCTACCTCATAGCCACCCTACCAGACGAGCAAAAGCAAGAACAGATTGAACGGATTGAAAGTGGCGATAACCCAACTGTCAGAGAGTTGCAAGAAATCAAGCGAGAGAACAACCGACTAAAAGCTGAAAATGCCCGTTTGGAGCAACAAAAAGAGAATTTAGCAGAGCAAACCTTGAGTGCTAAAATCGTTGAAAAAGAAGTTATCAAAGAAGTTATTCCAGATGATTATGAAAGCACTAAGCAACTTAATCAGACTTTGCTTGGCAAGAATAAAGAACTAAGTAAGATGGTTGATGATGCCTTGCAGCACGAGGAGTATTTAAAAAGTCAACTTAAAGAATTCTATGCTAAGCGTGATGAGGTCAATCATAAATCAGCTAAGTATGATGAGCTAACAGAAGCGATTAAACAGTCAGAAGGTAAACTCAATAGCTATCAAAAGAAGATTGCATCATACAAGAATATCACTGAACTACTCAAAAAAGGCGATTTGCTATTACTTGAAATGAGCGGACTTATCTATGCTGATGAAACGCACTATATCCAGCGTGACGGGCTTATTAAGCAAGAGTTCGATAGCTTGGTCGATAGAGGTCTAAAGCTCTTTAATGACCTTGATATGAAGCGTAAGAACACTGAAATTTTAGAAGGAGAAGTCTTATGAATGAACTAACAACAACTCAACAACTGATTGAAATGTCAAAAATGCAGACAGTGACTTTAGAAAAGGTTGATAACTTAGAAAAAGGATTATTGCAAGCGCAGAATGATATTCAAGAAATCATGGATACATCTTATTTACATCCTGGAATTATTAATATGATTACTAAAAAACGTCGTAAACGTGTCATTGATTGTATGGGCGGAAAATCTGCAAAAGCTTATAAAACCTTTAAAGTAGACGAGGAAGGCAGAAAGCATCGTTTTTCAAGTGAAGTATTCCGAGAAATGGAACTTGATTTCAAAGCAGAATTTGATCTCAATAGCTACGCTGAATTGTCTAAATCTAAGAAAGAAGAGGCGCTTGAATATATCGCTATGTGGGAACCGTGCACGAATACTAAACGAAAAATCAATCTGTTGAACAAACAGACTGAACTTGAACTGATTGGGTAAGAAAGGATGGAATATTATGAGACCAAAACAATATCCGTATAGCGGAAATAAAAAAGAATCTATTGCGGTAACAGTAGATTCTGAAAAATTAGTCCTTTTACAAGAACAAATTTCGATTCTTGAAGAGAGACTTAACTTATCTAATGATTAGATATTCTCCTTGTTCGATAACTTCATAACCACTTGCTTTCAATTCAGAAGTAATCTCTTCTCTAGACATTTCAAAATGAGACGGGTTTATGTTAGTTATGTGAGTTGTAAGTCGCTCATCAAATGCAAATTTTAATTGAGACTCTAAATCTTCCCAAGTTTTTAGTTTTTTCTCTTCAAAATTTGGTTTCAGACTTAATTTACTCATAACCTTCCTCCTTTCCATAATTTTTTGAATACAACGGTGAGAGGTCATATTCAAATAAATTATATCAGAAAGGAACGAAAGACACAACATATTGTTATATAAATAAAATTTGAACACAATATGTTGATTTTTGGAGAAATATTATGTGGGAAAAAATCAATAAAATAATGCTTGAGAGAAATCTCAATATGAATAAATTAGCAAAACTAACAGGGATTAACAAAAGTCACTTTAGTGATTTAAAAAGTGGGAGAATTAAACATCTATCTTGGCCAAATATGGTCAAGTTATCTACAGGACTAGGTATCAGCTTAGACGAATTTAGATAAGAAAAAAAGTCCGACGGGAATCGGACTCAAAACAAATACTATTTACTTAATTATAACACAGAAAGGAAACAATATGCTAGCAAAACTTAAAAGCGGTATCGAAGTACCTTACGAAGAGCTTTGGCTTAATGATAACGACTTATCCGAATTTATTGGAAAGTCATTTGACCAAACGCAGCGATTACTAAGAAAGATGTACAAAGACAGAAATTATCGCAAATACATTGACAAGGTTGGCGGTCGTTCAACAAAAGTTAAAAAATTTGAAGAATGGAGAAAATTACAAAATGAAAAACTTATTTAACTTTATTTTTGCAAAACCAAAAAAACAGGAAAAATCAAAATGGACGATTGAAAGTAACGGTTGGGAAGCTAATGCACGTAGATATAACCAAAAGCACGGTTTACCTGCTAAACAAATTTAGTAGGAAACACATAGTCCTTTGACAACTGAATATGGGTGCGTTGAGAAATATTTAAAAAAGTTTGATTTAGGGGTTGACTTATGTATCCACATAATGATATTATATATTTGTGGATACGAAAGGAGGAAATATGACCACTACCAAAAAACTTGGTCGTCCAACTTCTAATCCTAAGTCTCATAGCAAAAGACTGAGAATGACAGACGAAGAAGTACAAAAATTAGAATATTGTACTAAAAAAACTGGAAAAACTCAGACAGATGTTTTGATGCTAGGCTTAGATAAGGTCTATCAAGAGCTAAAAAAATAGCGTATAATCCGCCATCGCCAAACTTTGGATTACACGCTATCGACCGACCTGAAAACAGGTACACAAATATATTATCATGTGTACCCTTTTCAGTCAACCTGACAAGGGTATTTTTGCGCCCTTGTTGTTTAGATAAGGGTTTTTATTGTACCCAAAAATAGGAGGAACACAATGGATAATTCAAAACTAGAAAATCATCAAAAAGTAACGGTAGTCTGTACAGATTTTAATGTCTATTTGAATGGAATACGACTTACTGGAGCTAGACCAGAAACCGCTAAATTAGCTGAGAGATGCGGAGAGAAACTCATTACACTAAGTCTAGTAGTTACAGATTTTGATGACCATAGAACACCTAAGATGGCGGATATGGCAAAGGAGGCTGAGATGGCTAATAAAACATTGGACTGGGAGAAAAAGCATTTCTATAAATCTAATAAATAATGTATCTCAGAGCGTTATAGATTGATTCTGGATTTTGCGAAACTCCAAATTCATTAAGCCATTCGATAACCTCGGTTTCTACCTGCCCGATATATCCAAGAAAATACATGCCTTTTGGTGTCAGACCGTCAATTGTATATATTCGCCTATCTAATCTCGGCATTTCTGTGGCAGTAACTAAATCTTGTTGGATCAAACAATCTAGGGTGTAAAAAATAATTTCTTCAACTTCTCGATAAGGGTATTGAGAATATATCCTTTTTCCTTCTTCTGTTGCAATAAGGTATTGAAGTAAATCTACACCCGTATCCAAATTATGATACCCGATGGCTTCAAGTGAATTTTTGTATAAAGAATAGTAATCAATCATACACTTCTCCAAGTATTTTATTTTAAATATAACAAAATAGTAAGAGGAAAACAATATGGCTAAAATTTACACACTAACTGAAGAAGAATTGAATGAATTAGTAGCTGAACGCATGAAACAAGCGAAAGAAAAACGCACACCGCAAGGGCTATTCAAAGATGTCAGTTTTGATGATGAATTGATTCCGATCAATGAAAAATATCCTAAGATTGTTGGAAAATTCAACGAAGCTGGCGGATACAACCCAACTAAAAACGTCTTTAATCAAATCCCTCATTACTTTGGTACGGATAACGAAATTATTTCTTACAGTGATGTTGCGGCTAGAGATGTTCACGACAATATCCGAAAACTTGTTCTTAGTGTTTTTGGCAAGACACAAAACAGAAAATTGCTAGAAGAGGAATACGACCAAGCGCTAGAACTTTACAAGGAATTGAAAGAGTGGTTTGTGTCTAGCTATGATAAGCGATTAGAGGGATTGGTGCTAGAAGATGATTAAAAAATTCTGCGTTAACTACTTACTAAAACAGATTGACAAAAGCAAACTAGAAACAAGAGATAAAGCGAAGTTGAACCACTTTATCACACTAGTGGACTACAAGTTGGGAGGATAAATGGCACAGAAATCAAAAACAAAAATCTATTATTGGCTGAAATTTGATAAGCATTTTTTTGACAATTTATTTATTAAAAGGCTTTTAAGAAATTTCCCTGGCGGTTCGGAAATGATTGTTATTTACATCAGGCTCATGTTAGAAGCTATTGAGAATGATTGCATCATTGATTACGAAGGAACTTTTGATAATTACGCAGAAGAACTAGCTCTTCGTCTTGAAACTTCAGAAGAACAGATAAATATGGCTTTAGCATATTTTGTGAAATGTGGAGTCATTCAGGTTGATGATGGTGGTAACACCCATTATCCGCAAGCAAAGGCCTTGTTGGGGCAGGAAACAAACTGGAATAGATACAAGAAAAAACAAGCAGAGTTGGAAAAATTCCAACTGCTTTCCAACCAAGTTCCAACAGAGATAGAGATAGAGAAAGATAAAGAGAAAGAGAGAGAGTTAGATAAAGATATAGATATAGAGTCAGAAGTAGAAGAAGAGATAAAAGATTCTTCTCCTGCTAATGAAAATAGCTTAAAAATTATATCTGATTATTTTCAACAAGAAATTGGCATTTTATCTCCAAATCAGCTCGAGCAGCTGTCAGACTATATCACCCTCACAAAAATGGAAGTGGATGTCGTTAAGGAAGCAATAACTAGAGCCGCTGACAATTCTAAACGTTCTTTTGGTTATGTTAACTCTATATTGCGAAATTGGAGACAAAATGGAATTCTTACGATGGTAAAAGTCGAAGAAGAACAAAGACAGTTTCAATCTAGGAAATCTAAGCAAGAAGAGGTAAGTGAGTATGATACTTGGTGATAATGACGCTCTTGCTAAAATCGCTTTATCCTATCAAAAAAACACAAAAAAAGAAGATACATTCTGCGAAAAACATAATTGTAGATACATCACAATCATTAAAACAGGTTCGACAGTGTGCCCAGAATGCCACAGAGAAGAACTAGAAAATCAAAATAATTTACGTGTACAAGAAATATATGAGAGAGAATGTGAAAATAAAAGGTTGTACTATCTCAAAAGATTATCGATCATGGATAGCGAACTGGAAAACGCATCGTTTGATAATTTTAGAACTGACACAATTAAACATAAAGAAGTGCTTATTTGGGCTAAAACAATGGCTAACGATTGGTTTAAAGGAGGCCAGGGTAACATTATCATGACTGGTAAAGCTGGACGTGGCAAAAGTCATCTAGCTTACAGCATTATCAGAGGGCTATCGGATAAGACGAAGAAGCTAGGGCTACTTGTAAATGTTACTGATTTGTTATCAGAAATAAAGCGAGACTTCAGTAAAGAGGCGTTTTGGTTGGACAAATTAAAAGAGGTTGATTATCTAGTTTTGGATGATTTAGGTGCTGAAAAGGTTAGCGATTGGTCGACAAGTATTATATATAGCTTACTTAACAAGCGTACAAATACAATCATCACGACAAATCTTACACCAGCAGAGATTAGACGGATTTATGGAGAAAGAATTGCATCACGGATACGAAAAGGTTGTGATAAAAGCCATATCATGGAGTTTGAAGAAATGGAAGACGAAAGAATGAAATTATGGAACTAACATTAACAACATTTTTCGGCTTATCAGAAGAGCATGCAGCAAGAATTATGGCTCTAGATGAAACTAGTCGAAATAAAAAAATTGAAGAATACAGGCAGTTAAGACTGCGCAGAGGGAGGATTGACTTTATCAAAGATAGACTAGAGAAATTCGTAGGTAGTTCGCATGGTAGAAATTAGAATAAATGGTTTTGTTATAACATTTGATGGAAACTTCAGAGATGCACTTATATTTACGGTAGATTGCCTAAAAAATTATGACGATCCTTCTTTGAGGCAGACTTACAACGAATTTAAAGATTACACAGACGAAGATTTAATGGAATACATCGAAACGGAATTTGATGTTAAACCTGAATTAATTGTCAATCGGAAACTTGATAGCAGATGGACTTTTAAATCTCACATTTTGGAAGATTGACCATGAGCAAAGAGTTACACGAGTCTACTCGTTACTGGCAAAGTAGATACAGCGACTTGATGTCTGATTATCTTAAAGAAGCTGAAGAAAATATAGAGTTAAAGAAACAGTTGAAGAGATTAAAAGCCGAAAATTGGCAATTGAAACATAGAAAGAGGAAATGATATGAACATCAAAGAAAAAAATGTAGTGCTAAGAAAAACTGAAGACGGAAGTTTTTTAAAGAGTTTTAAAAATAGAGATGCAGTACTTGCTTATAATATGGAGTTTACAAATATCATTCAGGCGGCATCGTTCCTACCAGAAGAATCTTACAACATGCAAAAAGACGAAATCGATAATTTAGCCGAAACGTTTGGGTGTGATGTTGTAATTGTAGAAGCATCCTATGACCTAAAATTTATTGATGGCGAATCGGTGCAAGAGTTGTCAAAAGAACAACAAACAGCAAATTTCGTCAACGGATTGTTTGAACAATTTTTGGGAGGTAAGTAGAGATGGCGAATGAACTAAGTGAAAGACAGATAACTTCTGGAGTTAATAAGCGAATTGAGGAAAAACAAAACGAAAACTTTATCGTTCCTCCTAATTATAGTTTGGGAAATGCTTTAAGTAATGCTTACTATGAATTAAAAAACTCTTCTAGTGGTAACTTGTTGAGTCAATGTACTGATGAGAGTATTTATATTTCGCTCTTGGATATGGTCGCACAAGGGTTGAGCCCTGCAAAGAAACAATGTTACTTCATCAAGTACGGTGATAAAGTTCAGTTGAGGCGCTCGTACTTCGGAACAATGAAAGTTGTTAAAGAACTAAACGAAGTTAAAGATATTTGGGCAGGAGTAATCTTTGAAGGAGATGTTTTCAAATCAGAAATCGTTAATGGTCGTAGAAGATTTGTAAGTCATGAATCCGATTGGGAAAACCAAGACAATCCAATCAAAGGTGCTTATTGCATTATCAAGGATATTAATAACGAAGAATATCTAACCATTATGACTAAAAAGCAAATTGATAAAGCCTGGTCAAAAGCAAAAACAAAGAACGTCCAAATTGACTTCCCTGACCAAATGGCAATGAGAACAGTAATCAATAGAGCTGCTAAATCATTTATAAATACAAGTAATGATAGCTCATATTTTGTCGAAGCCCTAAACCGTACCACAGAAAACGAATATGACAACGACAGACAAGTCAAAGATGTCACACCACAAGAAACAAATAGCCTTGACGACTTGATTGGTCACCAGAACGAAAATAAGGATGCTCCTATCAATTTAAAAGACGTAACTGAAGATTTACATTCGGAGCCAGAAAAAACGCTCACAGACGAAAATAAGACGGTTTTAGAAGATACCTCTTATCCGGCAGATGAAATTCCGGATTTTGACCAAGAAACAGGGGAAATTAAAGCTAGCGAAGGCAACCTCTTTGATAATCTCGGAGACTTAATGCCATGACGAAGTTAGATTTGCTTGGAAAGGACTATTATAGCAATGAATCATCAATTAAGTACTGGTCTATTAGTCAGTACAAGCGTTTTAGAGAGTGCGAAGCAAGGGCACTTGCTGAATTACGAGGGGATTGGACAGATACTAGAGATAACACTGCATTGCTCGTCGGGAATTATGTCCACTCTTACTTTGAGGGGGAGGAAGCTCATGAAGAATTTAAAAAAATGAATGGCTCTGAAATGATTTCGAGTCGCGGGGCAACCAAAGGCCAATTTAAAAAAAGCTTTTTAGTTGCAGAACAGATGATTGAAGCACTTAAAAATGATTATCAATTCATGAAATATTATCAAGGCAAAAAAGAGGTAGCCATCACAGGTTTACTTGGTGGCGTGGAATTCAAAGGTAAAATTGACTGCCTAAATGTTGATTGTGGTTACTTCGTGGACATCAAA